TTAACGGATCAACATCCAGATCAGCAGACACGCCACCACCGGCACAGCAAAATCCATCAGGCTTGCCACATCCCACGCGCGCGGATCAAAACCGCCCCACCATGGCATGTTAATCCGCTTGCCATGCCCGAACATTTCAATCCAGCGATATTCTGCCTGGGTGTGTTCCCGCGCAATGAAGAATGTACAACCGGCTATCGCCCCGTAAGCCCAGTTCCCGGTAAAAAAACCAACCAGTACCTGCGCAGCCACAGCACAAAGCGCATGAAGGAAAGGTGTTATATCCATTTTCATCCTACCCAATAAAACGGGGCGCTCGGCCCCTTGATATTATTTAGACGCAAGCGCCGCCTCAATTGCAGATAATCTTTGTCTTAATTCTGCGTTTTCTTCTTCCAGTGCTGTTATTCTGTCGTCTGACTCTCTGGCTACCTGAACAAGCAAGCCAGTAACACCAGAATAATCTACTGTGTAATAACGTTCACCTTCTTCACCTTCCGATCCGCTTGCACCGTCCTGATATTTCATTGCGGAACCTACAACTTCTGGGATTGCTTCCAGAGCTTCCTGTGCAATGACACCAGCATAGGGCATACCGTTTTCTTTAAGCGTGTATGTATAGCCGTTCATTTTACGGATGCGGTCGGTTGCATTATCGATCACCTGAATGTTGTCTTTCAGATCCCGGTCGGAATGCTGGTTAAATGCGGTGGCATGACATGCACCATTAACGCTTAACATATAGGTGTTATCGGTATTTTTCTGCGCATAGAACATATAAGCGCCACCATCAACACCGACTTCATAAACAACAGGACGGCTGGAGTTGCCCCACAATTGAGCAGTAACACCAGCATAAGCGGTTCCCTGTGTGTTTAATGTCATGGTTGACCCATGATTGGCATATTTGATTTGTAATGTGTCTGTGCAGTCAAACTTAATAAGCGCGTTACTTCCCCGCACACCATACGACATGAGACAGTTCCCCATCTTAAGGTAACCATCACTGCCTGGAAAAATTAATGTTCCGCCGTAAAGATCGCTAAAATCCCAAAAGATACCTTTTGTTCCATTGTGTGTGACAATCCTTGTCATTGTATCTTTTGTACCGTCAATATTTTTTCTGGTGTACATCTCACTATAAGCGTTTTCGGTTTCTCCTGTCTTATTTGACAAGTGAATCTTACCGCTAAATATAGTTCCAGTGGTCGGCAATGCCTTTTGATCATAGATTACATTGCAATAACTATTCCATGTTGTTTTATTGTCTACATATGATTTTGTTGCATAGCTTCCTTGATCAGTTTTTAGTTTACTAACATCGGATTTTAGCGTTTTGATGTCATCAGGAATTACTGTTTTTGTAACCATTGTCTTACTCCATTAAGCCCATGTCCTTACATGCTGATCTGTCGTAATGAAAGGCATTAAAGAAGATATGTTTTTACTGCTATCAACAATCCTCATGTTTACGAAAAAACCACCGCGATCAATGCCTGTACATCTTTCGTTTTCTGGCTCCTCGTAATCGATAATGCAGCCAATAACATCAACAAGAACCCCGTTTTCTTCTTCAAGACTGAACAGGCCACTGTCATATACAATTGCGTTAAACTGTTCTCTGTTATCGAATCGTAATGTTATATCTCGCATTATACGTATTCCTTAAGCTGCGTATCTGACAATGCTCTGTTCCAGAAACGGAGGTTTTTTATATGACCATTAAGGTGTCGTAATCCTGTCGTCGTTTGCCCCCCGATACGAATCACGGCTGCTTCACGAATATATTTCCATACTGTTTTTGTTTCAGCGCTTATATGCTTATTTGCAAATGAGCATGTCATGCCGTCAGCCTTAACCCTGAATCCCATAACGAGATCCCTTACTCCGCATGATTCATATACACGTCGGTTAGCCCCGCCTATATCGCAATACGAATAACCGTCCTGACTGATAGTTCCAGAAGAACCAAACCCCATAATAAATGGGCCTCCGGACTGGTGATTTTCTGAATCAATGACACGCGGTGCAGCATTATGAGAAATAAACCAGTTTTTATGGACTTCCACCATGAACGTAAAAGGCATGGTATACATATTTTTCATCAGCGGAAATTTACATAAATCTGATGCACGAGTCGCTGGCTCTGTTGTCGTTATGATGAAGGAAGTTGCACAAGCACCATACTCGAATTGCGGGGTGGTTACTTCTATCCAGTCACCTGTTGCAAAAGCTCCCACAGCTCTGTCGGCTGCAATTTGCAGCTGCGTACCAACCATTCCCCATTCTGGCAGACATTTCAGTGTTGCCTGAAAATATATCCATCCACTACCAGGGTCGATTTCAAAGTTTGCTGTTAATAGCTGGGCATTGCCACCAGTAATTTGTAGTTCATGGGTCTGTAATGACAAATAGGCGTCGCAAAGGAAGGTGTATCCTTCCGAGTTATACCGTTCAAAACGGATACGTGCGCGAACATTGAGATCACTTCTTACCCTGAACGACGCGGTAACATACGGACCTTTACTGTACTGATCATCGCCAGTCACATCTATGCCTTTGTTACCAGCAACTGTGCATATATTTCTCCCTGTTGTCGTTCCTGCTATATCGCTTCCTACCGTGAAACGTCCATATTTAAACTCAAATTCATCTGTTGATGATGTTACAGATATACCACCGCTTTTATTCCACGCATCAGGATTAAAACTATTTACGAACATGTTTGTTCGCTGATTCTCTATCAGCAAACCATATTTTTCAAAACGAGGAACGTTATTACCTGCCACGGTAATATGCCCGGACTTATCAATATACGTTGCAGATGAAGCCCGGCTAAATTGGCATATGCCATTAACTGGCACAGTGATTTCATCGCTGCCGATGGTTATTGTTTTATACCCCGGCGCATACCCTGTTATCGCTTCCAGAGAATCATTCAAGGGTAGCCAGATATCAGGAAGCGGAGGGACAGAAGCAGGATCAGCGGCATCTTCTGCAATCCGGGCTGCATTCTCTGCTCTTGTTGCGGCTGACGTTGCTTCTGTCTCGCTGGCTGCTGCTTTTGTTTCGCTCGCCTTTGCGTTAGTTTCACTGGTTTTTGCTGCTTTTTGACTGTTAGCTGATGCAGTAGCAGAAGCAGCCGCCGCGCTTGCAGAACTGGCTGCGGCACTCTCGCTTTGGGCCGCTGCATCCTGACTGCTTTTCGCCGCAGTTTCACTGGCTTTGGCATTCGTTTCGCTGGTCTTCGCTGCCGTCTGGCTGGACTTTGCGTTAGTTTCACTCGTCTTCGCAGCTTTCTGGCTGTTAGCCGCAGCAGTTGCTGATCCGGCAGCTGAAGTCGCAGAACCGGCAGCGGCACTCTCGCTTTGGGCTGCTGAAACCTGGCTGTTTTTTGCTGCAGTTTCACTGGCTTTAGCATTCGTTTCGCTGGTCTTCGCTGCCGTCTGGCTGGACTTTGCGTTGGTTTCGCTCGTCTTTGCGGCTGTCTCGCTATTTTTCGCGTTGGTTTCTGATTTTTTGGCTGCTGTCGCGTAGTTTGCCGATGCAGTCTTTGAGGTCGCTGCCGCCTGTGCACTATTAGCTGCATTCGTTTCTGAGGTTTTCGCCGCGTTCTTTGATGATGCCGCTGCAGTTTCGGATTTCTTTGCCGCCGCTGCGCTCTGAGAGGCGGCTTCGGCGTTGCGTGCCACTTCTTCCACCATTGCCTCAAAACGACGCAATGCCTCCGGCATGACATCATCTTCCGTCATGGCACCGAGAAAATCATTCAGCGTACCTGGTCTGGAACCTTCATAGACGGTAATGGTCCCGGCATGTGAAGGCGGAAAACCTTCAACCAGCAGGGTGACGCTGTACTGGCCATACTCAACATCCATGCTGTAACGTCCGGCTTCATCCGGATTTTCAGAGGCCACCGTGTTCACCAGTACCGTGGTGCTGTTACGCTTTGCCTTCAGTTGAATAGTGCAGTTCTGTATTGGTTTTCCCGCACCATCTTTCAGCACACCTGAGATTTTTACTGCTGCCATATCCACTCCACAAAAAAGCCCGCCTGAACCGGCGGGCTGTCATAACACTGTGTTACCTGGCTAATCAGAATTTATAACCGACACCCACGATGAAACCGTCAGTGCGCCAGTCGCCACTGCCGGAACCTTCATAAGCAAGGTCAATGGCCACGGATTCGGTCGGGTTAAACTGCACGCCAGCCCCCCACGCCAGAGACGTGTTGCTGTGGCGACCGTCATCACTTCCGGTCAGCACATCGTGCGTTTTCCCCTTGTTGTCAGTTACGCGGATATAATCTCCGGAGAAAGTCGAAACACGGCTGTAAGCCATACCCGCCATCGCATACGCGCTGAACCATTCATTCACGCGCACAGACGGCCCCGCCATCACGCTGAACCAGCGGTTACGCACTGAATCTTCATGCCAGCGGGTATCGCTGTAATGCGTTTTTTGCTCATCTTTGGCATTGGCATAACTGAATGACGTCACAACACCCAGCATGTCCGTAAACTCATAACGGTATTTCACGTTAATCCCGTTCAGATCATCACTACCGGGAACGTTCGTCGAGGCATGGAGATACCCCGCGCTCAGCGTGGACTGATGTTCTGCTGCACTCGCTGGCGTAGCAGCGGCGACCTGCCAGACTACTGCGGACAAAATAACAGCACATAATGTACGCATAATTACCTCTCGCTTTTCTGCAATAAAAAAGGCGCCATTTCTGGCGCCCGTATCTGGGTTATAAAATTCAGCTAATCGTGATGCCTGCAGTGGCTTTCTTCATCACCACAACCAGCAAATCGCTGATACTTGCTGTGGGATACCAGTTATTTACCAGCCATGCTGACACCGAAAACTCCAGTGTCATGTGACCGTGACCGGCAGGCATATCAATAACGCCACTGTAAATCAGCGTATTATCCAGCGCGGTACGGTTATAAATTTCAGCACCGTTTTTCCGCACTATCAGACGGCATGAGGAGTAAATATCAGTATGCTCTTTCTCATGTTTAGCGCCGCTGAATGCCACCGCCGGAATAACAATCTGCCGGTCAAACGGCTGATCGTCATAAATCCTGACGGTAATGGTCCCTGATGGCCACCGTTCCGGTGCACGGGAGTCCCGGGGGAAAGCTTTGCCCACTGTTTTAACGAGATCGCCTTCAATCTGGTTCGCGGACAGTTTTCCCAGAACCCGGCAGTTCTCGTTAATCGTGACGTTGTTGAGCGTCCCGGAGTTCGCATTCACGTTACCGCTGATATCGGCATTTTTCGCCGTCAGCCGCCCGTCCGGTGTCAGGGAAAATGCCGGAGGATTACCGCCGCTGGTAATGGTGGGAGCCGTCAGATATTTCAGGAACACTTCGTTCATGAATATCTGATCGCCCTGCCCAACAAACATCGGCTTTGTGTTGCCATTCGCAGGATTAATCATCGCAATCCTGTCTGCCGCCAGCAGCACCTGACTCTGCATACCGTCGGGGGTGTTCTCAATACCGGCACCAATACCCGCGATATAAAGGCGTCCGTCCTGCATCTGCTGCAGCTTCACAGCCCACATGCTGTTCAGGTTATTATTTGTATCAACCTGAACTTTCTGTATCTGCTGGATTGCCGCACTCTGATTTTCCAGTTTTTTATTGACGGTCTGCGTGATTTCATTGCTGACATTCGTAATGGACGTCCTGATTTCAGCCAGGTCCGGCGCAAGCTGACCGTTATCAATCTGCGTCCACAGCTCCTGGGCCAGATGTGTTTTCCCGATTTCTCCTTTGAAAAAATCCAGGTAACCTTCCGCATCATCGCTCGCCCGACCGACAGCCTCCATGAATGCCGATTTGCCGACTGTGTTCACACTGCGAACGTAAAAATAATAATCATGGCCCGGCTTGATATTGATACTGGCAGCTATCCAGTACAGCGCCGTGCCAAGATAGCGGGCTGTGGTTTCAACCTGCCTGATATCCGCAATCCGCTTTTCCGAGAACCAGAACTCAAACTGTACCGTCGGATCATAAACCGCAAGATGCGGCGTGGCGGTTATCTGAAAATAGCCCGGCGTCAGCTTAATCCTCGACGGTGCTGCCGGTGCGGCAATCCGGAACGATACCGACGCCGGATCGCCCTGCTGCCCCCACGCATTTACCGCCCGGACTGTCAGCCTGTAGTTCCCCAGCGCCAGTTGCCTGAAGCGGTATGTGGTTTCCGCCGTCCGGGCCGTGCTGACCAGCAGCTCACTGCCGTCATCCGCTGCCACGGTCAGGCGAAGCAGGAAACTCACGCCCTTCACCACCTTCGGCGTGTCCCAGCGCGCCAGCACCTGATATTCCCCGCTGTCTGCGGTGACTTCGGCGGTCAGGTGCTGCACCGCTGGCGGCGTGACACCATTCACCGTGCCGCTCTGGTCGCCGTCAAAGTGCGCCCCGTTATCCACGATGGCCTCTTTTTCCGGTACATGCTGCACGGCGGTGATGGCATACGTGCCGTCGTCGTTCTCACGGATACTCACGCAGCGGAACAGGCGCTGGCGCAGCGTCGGCAGCTTCAGCCCCCACACGCTGTATTCAGCAACGCCGTCAGGAACACGGCTCACTTTCACCTTCACGCCGTCGGTGACGGACTGGACCTCCACGCTGACCGGATTACCCTGACCGTCAACCAGGCTTATCAGCGTGGTACCGGAGGATGGCAGCGTGATTTCACGGTCGAGCGTCAGCGTCCGGGTCTGGCTGTTCACAGCCAGCACGCGCCCGCCGATGCTGATCCCCGCATAGTCATCATCGCAGATTTCAATAACATCACCCGGCACATGGCGAAGCCCTTCGGCACCCACGCTGAAGTCCACGGTCTGCGTTTCCAGCAGTTCTGTTTTAATCAGCCACAGCCCGGCGCGGTGTGCCTGCCCCCGGCTGGTACAGCCAAAAGCATCCATCTTCGTGACGTTACGACCGTAACGGGCAATGGCCTGCGTGTCCTCCACAAGCTCTGTTGCCGTCTCCCAGCCGTTATCCGGGTCAATCCAGTTCACCTCAACGGCATTATGGCGGTCTTTCAGGGCGCTGAAGCTGTAGCGGAACGGCGCGCCATCATCCGGCATCACCACATTACTGCGGTTATAGGTCCACACCTTATCTGATGGTCGGTCCTGCACGAACGTCAGCGTCTGCCCGTTCCATACCGGCATACAGCGCATCGCCGAGCAGAAATCACTGAGCACATCCCACGCCTTACGCTGTGTGGTCAGGTACGCATTACAGGTAATGCGCGGCTCCGTGCCGCCAAAGCCGTCCGGCACCGACTGGTCGCAGTACTGGCCGATGACATACAGCGCCCATTTGTCCACATCCGCCGCACCAAGACGTTTCCCCATGCCGTAGCGCGGGTGGGTCAGCATATCCCACAGACACCAGGCCATGTTGTTGCTGTATGCCGGCTTAAACGTTCCGTCCCAGATACCGCTGTATTGCCGCGTCTGCGGGTTATAGTTCGACGGCACCTGCAGAATACGCCCGCGCAGATGATAATTACGGCTCACCTGCTGGCTGCCGAACTGCTCCGAATCCACCTGTACGCCGACCAGTGCCGTGTTCGGGTAGCACTGTTTCACATCGATGATTTCGGTGTATGACGACCAGAGCGTTTTGTTCTGCAGCTGGTCTGTGGTGCTGTCCGGCGTCATCCTGCGCATCCGGATATTGAACGGGCGCGGCGGCAGGTTACCCACCACCACCGATGCCAGATACTGTGAGGTGGTTTTGCCTTTAATGGTGATGTCTTTTTCCGTCACCCAGCCACCATTACGCTGTATCTGAACCAGCAGGCGGACTTCCGACGGATTCCGGTCCCCCTTTGAGGTGGTTTCCACCAGTGCCTGCACACCGAAGGTAAAGCGCAGACGGTCGATGTTTGCAGACGTGATGGTCCGGGTAATCGGCGTGTCGTACTTCACTTCCGTACCCAGCACCGTCTCGGAGCCGGAGGATTCAAATCCCTCCGGCGGTGTCTGCTCCTGCTCACCTGCCCGGAAAACCACCGTGACACCGGAGATATTGGTATTCCCCTCACTGTCCAGCACTGGCGTACTGTTCAGCAGCACACTTTTTAATCCGTCCACCGGACCTTCAATCGGCCCTTCACTGATGGCGTCTATCACGCTCAGCAACTGCGTGGATTTCAGGTTGTCCTTCGCTTCGCGCGGAGTATGCCCCTTACTGCTGCCTTTACCCATTCCTAACGCTCCATAAACGACAAAACCGCCCGGAGGCGGTTTCACATAAAACGTTTTTCATCAGCGACCAATCACTACAACCTGACCACCATCCCCTTCGTCTGCCGTGCTGATCTCCTGAGAGACCACCCGCGACCCCACGCGCATTTCACCGTACAGAACGGGCAGAACATTGCCCTGGGCAACCATGTTATCCAGTGAGGAGAAATAGGTGTTCTGTTTGCCGTTATCTGTACTTGCTGCCGTGGGCGTCCTGGCTTTCGGTGCCAGCATCTGCGCCACTCCGCCCAGGATCATACTGGCCCCTGCCGCATACATGCCCGATACAGCCGCGGCACCCAGCCAGCCCACAGGGTTCCACCATGCCACCGCAATCAGCGCCGCCCCCAGCACCACCTGAAACACACCGCCACTTTTAGCTCCCGCCAGACGCGGCACGATGTGGATCACGGCACCATTTGCCAGCGGCTCATTAAGACGGGCAGACAATTCGGTTTCACCTGCATCACGCCCGGCAATGCGTACCTGGTACCAGCCGTCGCTCAGTTTCTGACGAAACGCCGGGATCTGCATGGCCAGCGCCCGGATGGCTTCAGACCCCGTTTTCACTCGAAGGTCGATGCGGCGGCCAAATCGTTGTAAATCCCCGTAAAGGCAGATGCGTGCCATGCCCGGTGACGCCAGAGGGAGTGTGTGCGTCGCTGCCATTTGTCGGTATACCTCTCTCGTTTACTCAGTTGTTCAGGAATATGGTGCAGCAGCTCACCGTCGCCGCAGTAAATGGCGGCATGATTCGGCACCGATGAACCAAAACAGCACAGCAGCACATCGCCCGGTTGTGCTGATGACAACGCCACCTGATACAGCCCTGTGGCCTCCAGATTATCCAGATAGAGATTCTGACCGTTACGCCACCAGTCATCCCCGCGATGAAAATCCGGCATCTCAATCCCCGCCAGATGATAAGCATCCCGGAACAGCGTGTAACAGTCCGTCACCCCGTGCTCAAAGCGCCGCCCGGTGAGATGCGGCACACAGCGGAACTTGTGAATCGCCCCCCGGCAGACCAGCCACCACGGCAAATCACTCTGCACCTGCAGCCGCCGGTCAGCCTCACTCAGCCAGGGCAGACCACCGGGGTGGCTGTGGACCAGCGCCACAATCTCACCCTGCATCTCTGCCTGCAGCCAGTCCTCCGGAGCCATCCGGAAATAATCCTCCGGCTCACCGGAAATATTCACGCAGGGAAAATATCTTTCCCCCTCCGGCGCTCTCACCACGAAGCCGCACGACTCCGCTGGCGCACATCGCCGGGCGTGCGCCAGAATCGCTGATTCTGTCTGTGTCATGGGATTACTGCGAAAGTTTGTTAATGGAAAGGAAGCCGCCAAAGTTGCCGACGTTATTGCGAAACTTACAGCCGCTCAGGCATTTGCTGCATTTATCCTTCGTGATATCGGACGTCGGCTGGTCATATTCATCCGCGACCGCCGGACCATGATAACCGCACTCATCACCGCGATAGGTCCAGGTGCAGGTGTTGGCCAGCATGATGCGCCCCGGAAAAACAGCACCATCCGTTTCCGTCGGTGTGGAGAGCACAAAGGAGGCACTGACCGCACTCAGTTCGCTGCACTGCTCGATGCGCCAGCGGCTGATCACCTCCTGCTCCGGATCGGCGTCGCTGTTTCCGTTGACGAAGTTCACCGTATCCAGAAAACGGGCGTAAACCTTACGCCTGACCACCGTTCCGCCGACCAGACTCTGCAGGTCTTCCGCCATCCCGGTGACCATGCCGTACAGATTAGAGACTTTAAGCGTTGGCCTTGCACTGGCTCCTTTGCCGTTCATCTCAAATCCGCTTCCCTGAATGGGATAAGCCTGATACTGCCGCCCCTGCCAGGTGACTGGTTCACCTTTTTCGTTCTGCTCATTACAGAAGAAATAACGATCTCCGCCGACCTCTGTCAGATCAATTTCCCAGAGCACGACCAGCGCGGATTGCTCCGTTTTAGTGCACTCATTGAGTGTTTCCTGCTGTATATCCTGCATCAGTGAGTGACCTCTTCAAAGGTACAGTTAAAATCGGTATACATGGCATTATCCGAAATGCTCCACTCCCTGCAGACAACCCGGACAGTCCTGTTGTGTTTTGGCGGACGCCACAAAAAAGCACGAATCCCGGCATGACGGGATAAAAAACTGTCCAGCGCGGCACGGGAATATTCATCTGTGACACGAAATACCGGTTTAAACGTTTTCAGATCCGCATTCAGACCACCAGCCCGTCGCTGTTCATATCCGTCACCAAACTTTACCGTAATAACTGATGGCTTTCGTGTCGTCTCCATCCCCTCTCGGGGGATCCAGTTAAAAACTTCAGGCTCAGGCACTGTACAATCCTCCATCCCGACGCGATGACTGCATAATTGACACAACCCTGCTGTCGATCAGATCCACCAGTCCCCTGGCTGAGCGCGCATCTATCTCGCCATTGCTCCCTTGATTCTGAATGCTGATGTGATACACGGGAGAATAAACAAATCCACCGCCACCATTCACATTTCCAATGGCCCTGACCCCAAGAGAGCCGTCCGCTGCCCGTGTCAGTGGCATGATTGCTTCAGGCCCGGCCTCGCCCATCAACCCGGCACCTTTCGCAAAAGCAAAATACGTCGGTGTATCCACAATAGTGTTACTGTAAGCACTCAGATTTGCCGATGTGTAAACACCACCTTTTGCGTTTGCCACTGCCCCCGAAATCCATCCGCCGACCGTACCAAGCCACCCTCCGGCACCGGAGAGTGATTTCAGTCCGTTAACAATGGCTGCATTCATCAGAATTTTTGAAACTTCCCGGAGAACTGAACTCCCCCAGTTCCTCCAGTCCACAACATTCCCGGCCAGTGCATCGGAAATATTTGATACCAGCCCGTCCATCGTAGAAACGACAGCATCTGCCGCCTGTGAAGCATAATCGGTGGCACTGTCTGCCCAGTTGGTCAGTCCCTCCTGGAGTCCGGCATTCCAGTTATTACGTAAAGCATCGGCCTTTGCATAATAATCCTGCTGATCGCTGAGACGCTCTTCCAGATATTTTTTATTCAGTTCTTTCTCCTGTTTCCACAGGGCTTCTTCAATTTCTCCGGCCTGATACTGTCTCAGCAGCTCGTTATTTTTCTGCTCAAACGCCTGCCGGATACTCCACATTTCCTGGAGTCGTTCACGCATCCGTGAGCCTTCACCATATCCCAACAACTGCGCTTCGTCAGATGCCCGGGCACTGGCATTACTGTCCGCCAGACTGCTCTCATACGCAGCAAGCTGCTCACGAATCTTTTTCTGGTCGATGAGTGCTGCATTCTGCAAAAGCGTTTTTTTCTGCGCTTCTGACAGGGTTGATAATTCGCCCTGACTGACCTGATATTTCATCTTAGCCAGTTCAGTATTCTGCCCTGCCAGTGCTATTTGTTCTTTTTGCTGTTTAATCAGCCGTTTATAAATATCTTCTGTTTTTTCCGCTTCGGTCTTTTTATGCGCTTTGGGTTTATTTGCCTGGTTATTTCGCCAGGCATCCAGTGAGTTATTGATATAATTCTGTCTGGCTGTCTGATACGCCTCTCCCACAAAGCCGAGATCATCCGCAGCATAACCCAGGCGGGCACGCTCACGGGCCTCCCCCTTCAGGCGGGACAGAGCCAGTTCGCGCTCGCTGTTATTCAGTGCAGTCTGCTGTTTATCATCCAGGGTTGCCTGTGGTAGCCGTAACGGTACATTCACCAGCCCCTGTCGCTGCTGAAGTAATTCATTACCGAGCCCGAGAAGGCGATTAAACTCGGTATGCTGCCCATTCATGATCAACAGGGACTGATACGCTTTGTTTTGTTCAGCGGCCTGTTGACGGATCAACGCCACCCGTCGCTCCTCCAACCCGGCAAGCACATCCTGAATGGATTGCGCTTTGCCCTGCATTTGTGTGAGACGGGACTGTTCAACTGCCAGTTGATTTGTTGCTTCTGCAAGCCCTTCTGTGACAGTTTTTACCGACGTCATGTGGTTAATCATAAAACCGTTATCGGTTGTCCAGCCCGGGTTTGCCAGCACATACTGATAGCCAGCAATTTTTTCCTGTAAGGATTTAATCTTACTTTTCTGCTCGTCAATTAACCTGTTTTGCTCATCAAGTGCCTGCCGCGTCTTTTCCTCATTATCTGACGCTTCAGGAAGCGACATTGCCGACGTTTTCTGGCGAATTTCGTCGATTGTTGCGGCATACTGGCGTGCAGATTCTCTGGCCTGCTCCTGATTCTGATACATCGTGTACCAGGCCGTCGCCCCCAGCATGACGAGTCCCGGCACACCACCAACCAACCCCAGCGCACCACTTAACAGACGACTCCCCACTGACGTGACAGTATTCAGCGTTGTCTGTGCCGCTGTTCTGGCCGCAATATTACGGGTAAGTGACGCCTGGGCAGCTGTCAGCTTCGCTTCTGCTGCGGCCTGCCTTTCGGTACCGCGAGCAGCAACAACCGCCTGTTGCGCACGATAAACCGCCGCACGCGCCCTGGCGGTTGCTATCTGAGTCCCCCGAAGTTGCGCTTCAGCAAGAGCCACTTCGTTTCTGGCTGCAGTAATTAATCCGGCAGTTGCAGATCCAGCAGACGACGCCATATTGCCAAAATATCGGGCTACCCCGACGGCAACCAGTGCGCCAGCTGCAGCAGCCACGGTATCAATATTGTCTGCAACACCATTCAACACCCCGGTGAGTGTCTTTGTCACTCCGCTTGCCTCGTTCGCACCACCAACCCAGGCCATAAAGGCGTTTTCAACTTTGGTTGCAGAGGATGAAACAGTATCAGGCATTGCTGCATATTCATCACGCAACGCCCCAAGCTGACTAATCAGTGCAGGAACAACCTTATCGGCGGTCAGTTTTCCGTTATCCGCCATGGCCTTCAGATCCTTACGGGTAACACCCATTCCCGCAGCCAGCGCACGAATAACACGATCGCCGTTCTCATTCACAGAGTTAAATTCTTCACCGCGCAGCACTCCCTGCGCCAGTGCCTGACTGAACTGCGTGATCACCGAACTGGCTTCTGCTGTACTGGCACCGGATAATTTCAGGCCCGTGGAGATCGCCTCGGTGACTTTCAGTACCTCCTCAGAACTGTAGCCATACTCCCGCATGGAAGCTGCAGAGCGGGCAAAAAGGCTGGCGTTATCAGAAAACGCCGTTCCCGTTCTCTGGCTGATTGCCATTAATTCACGTTGTGATACCTGAAAATCATCACTGGACTGTGAAGCCTGCTTCAGACGGGCATTTACTGAATTCCACTCATCGGCGAGAGAAATAAGATGACCGGTAGCAAAAGCTCCGGCAAATGCCCCCGCCATATTCAGTGCCGAAGATTTAGCTGTATTTATCTGATCCGTCACTTCTGCCAGTGCACGCCGCATTTCACGGGATGCAGCAGCGGACTGCCGGCCTCCGTTCTGCATGGTACGGTAGTAATCCTGCCCCATACGCGAAGCCCGGGAGATCTCTGACTGGAATGACCGGGAATTTGCCGAGATTTTAATAATCAGTTCACGTAATGTCGCCACACTCATTCTCCGGACGAAAAAAAAACCGCCGAAGCGGTTATGTTGACTCACTGAGACACTATTAAAAGCGCGTTTTCCAGTCCGGCAAATGGATCTGATACGCCTTCTGTCTGCTCCTTCTCCCACTGAAGAAGCGCATCATTCAGTGGGACTTTGACACCCTGCGCACCGTAAACCGCAGAAACTATCTGGGCAGCCCGGATATCAGCCCGCTCGTCACCCAGCGGGCTGAACCTGTCAAATTCTGCCCACATCATGATTTCTGATGCGGACATTTCCCGGCGTAACTCTGACAATGTGCGCCCCATCCTGAGCGCCAGCATCATCAGAAAACGCATCCCCGGAAGCGCTACTTTTTTTTAACCTCACCGGCATCACTGATCAGTTCCAGAGACTGCCGAAGAAGCCGCGCATGCACCGGGCCATACACGGCAATCACCTGTTCACGATCATCCTCTGAAAATACAGGTTGCAGTCCGGTATCACACAGAACATCAATGAACAGTTCAACATCTGCCTCCAGATTTCGGCGGGCGCGCTCCGCAACGGATAACGGTGTCTCATCATCTTTTGCTTTAACGATCTCCTGCCAGCGCAACCAGGCTTCTGCAGAAGGTTCCCGTAATACAACCGTTGCCCCTTCCCATTCAGGCACATCAACAGTTTTATGGCGAAACCCCGACATCGTTGCCAGTGCCAGATTACGGATATTTTTAGTCATCACATCTATCCTCATTAACTGACGGTAACAGTGCAGGAAGTGGAGGTCACCTTGCTAACCGGGCTTGCTGAATCAGAAATCTCGCAGGTATACGCACCGGCATCACCGGATGCTGCTGATGCCTTACTGAACGTTGCCGCCGTCTGTCCGGAAACAGGAGAACCACCTTTCTTCCAGACATAAGAATAAGGCGGCACACCACCGGCAGCCTCAACCACCATTTCGAGTTTCGCTCCGGCAGAAACCTGCAGCGTGCTGTTTAAATCGACCTTCACTTTCAGTGGCTCTGTCGTCAGTACAGGTTTACCTTTCAGGCGCAGGGAAAACGTTGCAGCCACAACTCCATTGGTTCCTGCAGACCAGGTATGCTGACGCACCTCTGCCATAAAGGTAAATCCGTTGCCTGACGGAAAAATAACTTTAAAGCCATACGTGGTGTCATTGTCATAGGCACTGCGCAACGCGTTCTGGGCAGCATTCAGATAAAAGTTGCCTGACATGGAAATCTCTGACGCGGCACCAAGACCGTTAATATTTTCCTGCTCAACAGAACACAGCGTGGTGACATCAATATCCTGTTTCTGCCCGGCGGTAAACTGAACCTCTTTAATCGTACAGCTCAGTTCAAGAAAACTGGCAGAACTCAGCGTTTCTGCCGTTACCGGTGCAGACGAGATCATGACTTTGGTCTGCTGAGAACGTTCAAAATTAGAGGACATACTCGTCTCCTGAAAATAAAAAAACCCGCCAGCGGCGGGTGGGTAAAATCATTAACGATCTCAGGCTATTACCTGAAATTCAAGCGTGGCTCTGCTCAGACGGGAATCAGGATCATAACCCTGCGTTTTAGAAATAACGGAGGGTGCCAGTTGCCTTACCGCATCAAGCGCCTGCTCACGGATATCATCTGCGTCATCAGGTACTGTCGCCCAGACATCGATCTGCACGGTAATTCTTGATTCAGCCTGACCATCAAGCACATCAGATGCCGTGTCAGACACCACAGAAAACACCAGCCATGGCGGAGATACCGCAGGCTTTCCCTCCGTCAGCGGGACCACATAAGGATAAACCTGTCCTCCGGCCAGTTGAGACAGCAGGGAATACAGTGTGGTCTCTCTCATTTACTTAAGACCTCATCAATAGCCTGATTCATTCGCTGTATGGCAATCTGTGCTGCCAGTTCCTCTGTCGTATCGAAAGCCGGGCGAATGAACGGATGCGCGGGCATGTTTATCGTTCCCAGCTCCACAAAGCGCCAGTAAAACGCATTTCGGGGATCGCTGGCTTTCATGCTGTTATCACTGTTTCCGGTTCGCAGGTTCCGTCCACGAATGTGGACACCCGAGATAATTTCCCCCCGACGCTTTGAACGCTGAGTGAGAACAACCACATTTTTCTTCAGTTTCCCGGTTCGCTCCGGCGCACGTTCAACAACTGCATCCCGCATAACTTCAGCACCGGCACGGGTGGCATCGCGCAGCACCTTATTGTTTTCTGCCCTGCTGAGCGTCTCCAGATCCCGTGCAATATCCGCCAGACCTGAAAAATCAAGACTGAAATCCATCACACATTCCCCTTCTGAGAACAGAGTATCTCAAGCCGGGTGGCACGGGCATCCGGTATCGGCGGACCGTCTATACTCAGAATCGCGCCTTTGAATGCGCCAGTCAGCACTTTCAGACATGAAGTTGCTGTCACATCTCGCCGGAATCTCATCCAGACCCTCACTGTAGCCTGAGCAGTTTCTGCGCCTCCGGATATTCTCTCCCTGCCACTGATCCCCTTAACTTCTGCCCATATGGTTGCCCCTTCCGTCATTGTTTCCACAGGGTGCCCTGATGGAGACCGAACGGTGGTGGCATTCAGAATAACCACACGATCACGTAATCTTCCTGCCTGCATGAATCCTCCTATGTCCCGGGATGAAACCGATACATCCGCAGTCCGGTATAGAAAAAATCAGGCACTGCATCCTGCATTTCCCTGTTCTCGTACCAGTAGCCAACCAGTTGCATAAGACGCAGTTTTATCAGAGGTGTTATTACAAGCCCGGTCGTATCCTGCTCAGAAACAGTTTCATCGTAAAGCGTCCGGTTTAAAAACTTTTCAGCCTCTTCCCTGGCGGCAGCCAGATACATCATAAGAAGAGAATTCTCCTGTTCATTGTCATCATCAATCCGGCACTGAACACGAAGCTCTTCCAGAGTGGGCATCATTTGGGCAACCTCTATGAATGCTGTTTTTTAGACTTATCAGCCCCCCGCGCAACAGGTGTTCTCTTATCAGAGACAATCCCAGCTGCAGTGGCAATTTCGCGTACCCGTTCGGGTAATTCTTTATCTTCATACTCACCGGCCCGAATAATCTCAACACGCATACCGTCCGGTGACCATTTCAGATCTTGTTTCAGGATCATGATTCTTTCACCTGTCAGAACAGGGGCGCACTTCTGCGCCCCCTGAATGATTACGCCGCTGCAATCTTCAGCAGTTTGATGGCCTGCGAATCGACCAGCATGCCGCCGGTGCGTTTGGTGGTATAAAAACCGACAAACGGTTTATTGGTGTACGGGTCACGCAGAATGCGGGTGCCGATACGGTCAACGATGGTGTAACCCCGTTTGAAGTTACCAAATGCAATGGCTTTCGCATCAGCGGCGATATCCGGCATCTGTTCGTTTTCAGCGATACCGTAACCCGCCAGAGAGGACGGCTGCCCCAG